AACGGGAACAAGGCAGTCTGCCATACCCGTACCACCCTCTACCCTCTACCCTACGTTATCCACAGAGCGCCTTAAGTTATCCACAGGCTACAGGTGGGGGTGTGGATAGCACTTAGAAAGTTATCCCCAGCCAGACCACACTACAACTACGAACGCTGTTGCAGTTACAGCGGCGGACTGGTGCACCCCTCATCAACAAGCCACACACTCAAAGCCTTACTGCTCTTGCTCCTGTTACACCACACACAAGACGGCACAAGATTAGCTAACATGTGCTTACCGCCACGTGCAATAGGCGTCTCGTGATCCCACTCCAAGCCCCCCGCCACCAGTACCCCACAGTAAACACAAGAGCCACCATACTTGTCAAGTATATCACGTTTGCCCTTAGCAGTCACATCCACATCAGCAGCCTGCATCATAGCACGCATAGCATGCTTACGGTTGTACTGGTACAACCGCCCGGCCTCAGACTCACGATATTTCTGCTTGTCGCTACGTTTACCACACTCCTTAGAGCAGTTAACAGTCCTACTACCCTTAGGCTCAAATATGTTCACACACTCACGCCAACCGCATAACCTACGAATATACACCTTTACAGGCTTAGGCTTAGGAGGATGAAGAATAGGGCACTTCTTAAACTCACGCTTACGTTCATAGTTGTACCTAGCCCGCTTACGCTCAGCCTCAGCCCACACGGGATCACTCAGACGCCTAGCCTTACGACTAGCACTAGCTCGCTCACGTTGGCGCTTTTTAGCTTCAACAGACACAGTAGGCATCAGTAAGCCCTTCTCCTCTTATTCTCATCAGCAGACTTATTGTCGTGGCATGGCTTGCAGAGAACTTGCAAATTAGACTCTGTATCGACTCCACCATCAGCCAAAGCTAGAATATGGTCTACTTGCAGTGCAGAAGCTCTAAACTCAATCCTACACAGCCAGCACACAGAAGCATCTAGGCTCTTAAGCCTGTACCTCATGCGAGCTTGGGCACGCTCACCCCCACCATTACGCCTCTTAGCGTTCTTAGCAGCGCCCCTAGCCTTAGTGTGAGCAGCACACCTAGACCTACCATCATAGGATAGCACCATACAGCCTGTCTCTAAACACGGTTGCGGTAGCGTCATCCTGTAGCCTCCTGGCTAGAGCCAACCCTCTTAACGAGTACTCTAGCTCTATACGTAGACGTAAGGCGCTATTAGGATCAGACTGTGCATATTCTCTCTCTTACTTAGTTACCACTCAGCAGTACCAATTATTATACGTTTATGCCCATAATACTGCGTTTAAAAGTAGCGCTCTTCCCACAGGTCTGCGTGGTAGGCCCAAGCATCATTGAACTCCTCAAACTCCCTGTACCGCCGCTCAGCACGCTTATCAAGCAAATAGCCGATTGCCAGAGCGCCTACCACAGTAAGCATATAACCGTAAATAACACCCATAATTAGCTCCTTTTCTTTGGTCTATGTACCGTCTTCACACGAGCACAATCAAAGGCCCTGTAGGCCCCATGCCGATCAAAACACTCAATCCATTGCTCACCTGAACTCTGATTAGTCACGAAGTGCCTAAATCGGCATTTGCCGACCACACCAGCCACTTTAAACTCAGCGCCCTTAGTCAGAAGCGCTTTACCAGCGATCTTCACCTCTGGCTCTACCAACCAGTGCTCAGGGAACTCATTCACAGGAGCAACGCTTTTGCGCCTAGCCATCATACACCACACCATCGGAAACACAAGCAGAATCTTGCATTTTCTCCTCAATCTGCAAAATGCTGCTTAACCCCGTCAACAATGGCCCACCTTGTTCTACAATAAGGCATTTCATGATTTTTCAAACCTCCAAAGGTAGTCGGCTAGCTCCTGCACACTCTCAGCAGTGTCACCACAGTTACCCAGTATTAGATTGTGGTGAGCACACAAAAGACCTCGCACAACCCCTTTTACACGTTTTCGAGCTTTTTTCAGCTCAGCCTCTTTTCTATGACAATGGTCTACCGCCAATCTCCTTCCCTCTGACGCTGCATCCTTAGAGCAACTAGGAATAGCACAGGTTCCGCCTTGACTCTCAAGCATCATGTTGTACTCATCAGGTGACATCCCATAGCCCTTTAATCTGCTCTTCCATACGCCCTCCTTACGCCCAGGGTTGCCTATGCGCCTTTCACACGCACGACATATGGACTGCACAAGCCTTTTACGTGTGGTGGAGTTTCCCTGCTTAAACTCAGACACATGCAACCATCCACCACAGCCGTCTTTGCCTCCGCAGAACCTAAAATCAGCATAAGACGCCTGCTCACTAGCATACCCGAACGTAGCAGCAGGGGAGTCTTTTAGCACCCAGTACTCATCCTCATTCATCACTTGGCCGTCAGTAGTAGCAGCATGCCAACAATAGCGAACGCTAGAGCGATCAAGATTAGATCGCCTGTAGCAGCGCCTGTGTGCGCAATCTCACTCAACTCATAAATCCCCGTTGTATGAGGAGGTACGCTAGGATCAGTCATTTCAGTGCTCCCTTAATTCAGAGGCAATATCGCAGACGCTATCCCACAGCTTCACAAATCCGCCGTCATTGTAGACCACAAAATCCGGGTGAAACTGTTTAAGGCTACGCTCCTCTTCCATCGACACAGCCTTTACGCCAGGTCGGATCACACGCACAATATGGCCACCAAACTCACGAATCATAGCAGCCTCATTTGCGTACCTCACATCAGTGATCACAAAGTCACTGCCAGGAGAAGCATTCTCAATAGTTGCTCGCACAGGAGCAATCCAGGCGTCCGGGCCAATCACGTTACGCACGCCTGAGCCGATATCCACTAGAAGCTGGCGAGCAGAAGTGTGCTGCTTAGCCCACTCGTAGCCATGCTCATCAAGAACGCTTCGATACTTGGCGATACTGTTCATGCCCATAGACTTGTCACGCACCACCACAAACTGATTAAGCTCATACGCCAAACGCCTCACGCCAGCGGCAAAAGAGAGACTTTCAAACCCCTCCTCAATCAAAGGCTCAGCCGCCGAATCTTTACCGACCTGAGCGAACCCACTAAATCCTATGATCATTCTTGATTCTCCTCATCATCCACGGCGTATCGACTAGCATAGTTGTTGAGCCAGGCTAATTCTTGCTCAACCTGATAGAACTTACGTCCCAGAAGCAGCAGAGTTTGCTGATTCTCCTCAGCCTCATTCCAAAGGCGGTAGCGTGCATCCTCATCGCCAGCAGCATGTGCCCTAAGCACGGTAGCCGTATCAGCAGCGATGGCACGCATAGCGGCATGCATGGTGCTCATCAGAGTATTAAGCTCTGAGCGCCTAGACATGAGCCTTGTAATGTTGTCGTTGTCCTCATACTGGAACTCGTAATCGTCTTCTACCGTCATGATTTTACCTCTTCAGCCAAACGCCCACAGGGGCACCTAACGGAAATTGCTACGAACGCAGTGTCGCTCACCCAGCCATGCTCTGAGCAAGCATAGCGGATCGGCCACTTAGCATGGCGCTTAGGGAACGCACGAGGCTCCATAACCTTGAACTTACGTCGACGTAGAGCCATTAGACAATCTCCTGCCAAATGGTCACGCCATTGATCATAGGTTCCTGACGTTGCCACGTGCGCTCATGGTAGTCGATTGATACTGTAGGTTCAGTCTCAACTTTCCAATTTACCCTGACAGAATACTCAGGCATCACAGCCTCCTTAAACCTTGTGTTCCAGACTTTGGTGTGCTGGCGCAACTCCACCACACCTGTTCGATGCACAAATACATCAAGCATTAGACGTAATCCTTCCAGTTAGTAATCTCCTCAAGAATGTCTTGAGTGAGCCACTTAGAAGACACTGTAGCGGCATCCCCCAATTCTTGCAACTCATCAACCACATAATGTTGCTGAATATCCTTAGGCTTAGCATTCTGCTCACGCCTATTAGTCTTCCTTTTCATTGCTACTCTCCTCATCATGCATCAGCATACCAAACGCTGCTGCTCCAATCATGTAGTGCAGGTCTGGATCGTACGTTTCGTCGTCACGCAACTTAGCATGCTTACGCATGTGTGCTCGAACCACATCATCAGCCAACATCAGATACCTCTATTCCTTCTATTTTCTTAAGGGCCATGATACCACGTTCCAGCAGCTTGTAAACCCCAATCTCGCTTTTTCCCATCATTTCAGCAATCTCAGCGACCCCGATAGGGACACCTGTCAAGAACCCGTAGCGAGCCAGCACAACAGTCTTCTGCTTCTCTGAGCGTAGCTTCTCAATCAAATCCAACGCCCAAGTGTGATTAACAGCGTGGTAATCTGTGTGATCCACAGCCTCAAGCTGCAAGCCGCCCACAGTTTCGTCATCGGGGTTACCGCCATCATCAGGAGTAATCTCGCCAGCGTTGTCAATAGACCCTGTGTTCTCAACCACATTCTTGACATCAATGTAAGTGAGTAGAGACATTGTACCATCAAGAGCCTCAGTAAGCTCATGCCCCTCATCTAACAGCGCCTCCACAGCCCAGTAGCGCCCCAATGTAGCATGTGGAATAGAAGCGCCCACGTAGTTCTTAGACGTAGAGTTAACTATGGCACCCCTGAGGTACCAATTGGCGTACGTCTCAAACTTAGCCGATCCTCCAACCTCAAACTTAGCCAAACACTCAAGAACAGCGACGTAGCCATCCTGAGCTAAATCTCTAGCATCAAGCGTAGACCCATCAGCACGCCTATCGGCGAACGCCTGAATATGAACACGCATACGAGCGCACACCTTAGCTACAGCCTCAGCGTCACCAGCCTGAGCCGCCAGCACAACCTCATCAGACAAGGCCTCAGCCCTACTCATCAGACAAACCCCCACTAGGTCGGGCACGTAACGACACATCAATGTTCGCAATCAAATCATCAAGCCACGAATCACGCTCGTGCTCCCACTCATCCACAGCATCAGCCGACAAAAGACCCTCCTGTTTTGCTGAATGAAGCCTACCTAAATGAGCCTCAAACTCATCATGGCTCATCTCAAATATATCACTCATGGCATGTAAGCCTCCGTATCAAACCAGCGTACCCTACGCTGGAAACAACAGGGGTGTGAGGATGTTATCCGATCGGATAACCCCTCAGCTCCCCATAACAACACTCTACCACACTTGCAACCTGTTGTCAACTGTGACGACCCCACACTTTACGATTCCTCATCTCGCTCCTCCCACAGCATCATTTGATCCTCCAGTTGCGCCTCAGCGGCAACCTGGGCACGACCAGAGGTCAACTGAGCAACCCTACGCTCAAGCTGCGCATTACGAGCACGACAGGTAGCCAAATCACTCAGCAACTTCGCTCTAGCATCGTGCCACTCCTGGTTTGTGCATGCTGCCAGCACGTTCTCACGGCGGCTAATAGCGTCTTGAATCGCATCTAGATCATTCACAAGGACAGCAACAATCTTGCCGTCTTCATGCAGGTTGATCTTTGCGGCATCCTCATTTGGTGTGATTGTGAATATCATTGTGTTCTCCTTGTTGGTTGGTGGCGTGCTAGACATCATCGGATCACACCGGTGACCAGTGCGTAGCCTGAGACCAGGTCGTTGCCGATTACCCGAGCGTAGGCTGAGACCTTGGCGTATCCTGAGACCACAGCGTTGTCTGAGACCACGGCGCTGCCGCTTACCCGAGCGTAGCCTGAGACCACAGCGTAGCCTGTGACCACAGCGTAGCCTGAGACCACAGCGTAGCCTGATACCCGAGTGTCGTCTGAGACCTCAGCGTAGCCTGAGACCACAGCGCTGCCTGTGACCACAGCGTTGCCGCTTACCCGAGCGTAGCCTGCGACCACGGCGTTACCTGAGACCACAGCGAGGGGACCCACATAGGCTGTGTTGGATACCGTGGCTGTGTCAGCGACCAGGCCACCGCCTGTGGGGTGTCGATGGAACCCTTCAGGTATGCTAGACATCATCGGAGCACACCAGTGACCACGGCGTAGTCTGAGACCACGGCGTATCCTGAGACTTCGGCGTTACCAAAAACCTCGGCGTTGCCTGAGATCACGGCGTCGCCTGTGACCTCGGCGTTGCCTGAGACCTCGACTTCGTCTGAGATCACGGCGTAGCCTGAGACCATGGCGTGGCCTGAGATCACGGCGTAGCCTGAGACCTCGGCGTAGCCTGAGATCACGGCGTTGCCTGAGATCACGGCGTAGCCTGAGACCACGGCGTAGCCTGATACCCGAGCGTAGCCTGATACCCGAGCGTAGTCTGAGACCACAGCGCTGCCTGTGACCACAGCGAGGTGACCCACATAGGCTGTGTTGGATACCGTGGCTGTGTCAGCGACCAGGCCGCCGCCTGTGGGGTGTTGATGGTACCCTTCCGGTATGCTAGACGTCATCGGATCACACCAGTGACCCGAGCGTCACCTGAGACCCGAGCGTCACCTGAGACCAAGGCGTTGCCGCTTACCCGAGCGTAGCCTGTGACCACGGCGTAGCCTGAGACCTCAGCGTAGCCTGATACCCGAGCGTAGCCTGTGACCACGGCGTAGCCTGATACCCGAGCGTAGCCTGAGACCTCAGCGTAGCATGCGACCTCGGCTTCGCCTGAGACCACGGCGTAGCCTGAGACCACAGCGTTGCCGCTTACCCGAGCGCAGCCTGAGACCACGGCGTAGCCTGAGATCACGGCGAGGGGACCCACATAGGCGGTGTCGGATACCGTGGCTGTGTCAGCAACCAGACCACCACCTGTGGGGTGTCGGTGGAACCCTTCAGGTATGCTAGACATCATGCCCAATTGGTTGAGGTTGTGCTTCTCGCTAATGTTGGTGTTGAACATTGCTGGCCTCCTAGGGCCTCGGATCGGCGTTGTTGCCGATGTGTTAAGTAAAGCACACTTGGGATGGGGACGCAACCCCCAATCCCAAGTTTCTTTCGTTTTCTTTCTAGGCCAACGCCAGGAGCAGCGGACCAGCAGCACGAGACATGTTCTGGTGCTTGTCCTCAGACACAATCTCAGCCTGCTTACGATCCTGGTTCTTACCTTCAGTAAAGGTATGAAGCTCAGCAGACTGGATGGCGTTGTAAGCCGCCCAAGCCGTTCCAGCAGCAGGGCCATCGGACTCCTCACCAAAGTAGTACTTGACCGCTGCAACCCGCTTCTCATAGGCGTTCACAGTCTTGCCGTGAGCATCAGCCTCAGGAGCAGGAATCAGGGCGCCAAGCATCTCAGAGAACTGGCGAGCCGTGACACTGATATGACGCAGTGTGGAAACGTCAGACACAAACTCGTTGAAGCGACCCATCACAGTAGCCAGGATAGCGGACTTGCTACCCAGGTTGATATCGTGGTTCAGCGTACGGCGAACCTTCAGGTGACACTTAGCCAGCGGCATTTGGTTCGTGCAGAACCAACGATCAGCCAGACCATGAGCACCAGTGGACCAGGATGAGTCAAGCGAAGCCGTCCACATCAGGTTTGGACGAACCACATCACCACCACCCAAGTCAACCTCAGAACCAATCTCCTGAGTGAACATAAGACGTGAGCCACCATCAAGGGACATCACCTTTGTGGTGGAATCAGGGAACAGCGCCTCAGCAGTCTCAAGCACCTGCAAGTAGTTGCTGGAAGGATGAGAAGGGTGGGCCACGTTCAGCACCTTCACACTACCATCAGCAAGCGTACGGTAGTGTACAATTTTCTCAGGTTGTCCAGCGTAGACGCCATCCTCAATGGTTGGCACGTAGCCGCCAGCCTGCAAAGGCTCAGTGTGGACATCGAACAGGGCGCCAGCGTCAAGGGCCAAATCAAGAGCGTTTGACTTTTCGGCATTATTGGCGAACATCGGCATTACAGCCTCCTAAGGCTTGAGCAGGTGAGACGTTCTCCCTGCTAGAACCATTAGAGCACAGGTCGAACCAGAACGCAACCCCTAATCCAAACAATCTGAAAATTGTTTCCCGGCGTGTAGGATCAAGCCTGGAACCAGTGTCGGACGGCACTAGATACAGGCTTGACCTTACACATCACTGCTGTTGCGTGTTTCTCAATGGTGCATCATGCACCATCCATATCAGAACCATCCCCCATAGCGTTAGACGTCCCACACCACTCGCACTGCATTCGCTCCCATTTATCGCTCCACATCTGGTTCGCTTCAGTCATGACTTCTAGTCTGTCAGTGAGCCTTGCGATGATATTCTCTTGCTCTGCAACCTGCTCTTCAAGATTCATCGGATACCCATTATCTCAAAGCCAGGTGCGCCAGTGACCCAGCGCTCCAAAGGCAAACCGAATATATCAACGTCTTCCATGATGGCATCTAGGTTGTCCTTAAACAAATGAAAGCTGATCCTAGCCGCCGCATGATCGGCTACGCACTCAGTGTGGCCACCCAAGCCATCAGGCCAAAACTCCTTATCAGCAGAGATGCGCTCAGCAGAAGCCAACACTCGCTGTTCAATGTAATAAGCGACGATAAGTGGAGCCTCAAAGGATGCGAGAACCTCACCAGCACACTGGTTTGAGCGCTCCTTAGAGCCTATGCCAACTTTCGTCCACGTCTTACCAGCGTGCTTAACAGTACGTAGGTATACGGTAACTGTTTTCGACCAGCGATCCTCACGGCGGCCAATTGTCTTACGATTGTATCCGCCACTGCCATATGTTCTGCAATCTTTGCAAAGCTCGGAACGATTATCGCAGGCTCCGCCGCATTCACCACAAGTACCGCCACCCTGAACGCAGCCTTTGCAGCGGCTGTTTAGCCCATCCCAATTTGTGCGAGCCGTATGAAACTCAGAGGACGGTAACACAAAATCGCACTTAGTACAACGCTTAGTATCAGGCACAGGAATGTTAGCCGGGTCACGATCAGCAAACCTAGCGTGCCTGGTTATGTTATACTTTTTAGCGCAATCTTTGCAGTGGCCATGTAGCCCATCCAAATTTGTGCGATTCTTATAAAACTCAGAGGATGGTAACGCCGTGTTGCACTTATAACAATACTTAGTATCGGGCACAGGAATATCAGCCGGGTCACGAGCAGCCGCACTAGAGCGCCTGGTTGCGCCATACTTTTTAACGCAAGCTTTGCATTTACTGCTAACGCCGTGGCGACCAGTTGAGCTTACATGAAACTCTTTGGTAGACTTCTCAACCTCGCATGTTGTACAAACCTTTACCAACATCAGAACCGACATCAGAACACCTCACGATCACCAGAGTAGGGACGGTACGCCGCCAACATAGAAACATGCATACCAACAGCGGCATTGCGAAGAGCAAGAGCGTTGCTACGGTTAGCGTACAACGCACGCCTCAAACGCAGGCGAGACTCATCCACGGCAGTCTCACCAGTAGGATCAGTGTGCGACTCACCCTTAGATCGAATACCCGTATCATCAGGATGTTCAGCAGGCGCTTGAGGCTTCTCCCACTCCACAGCTTCTGCCAGAATCAGAAGCTCACGCATCTCTTTGAGATTGGCTATAGCGATATCAATGTTCGTGACCGCTTCTGATCTAACAGTAATCTTACTCATAATCATACTCCTCAGCGTATCCTTTTAGTTCTCCACGCAACACAGCTATCAGCGTATCCTTACGATCGAGAAGCTCACGAAGATCCTGCAACTCCTCCTCCATAGCAACCCTTCCTAGCATCTCGGCAATGTTCTCAGCAGCAGAAACCTTCTGTAAGTGGGTAGGCTCCACGCAGGCACGGTTAGCGCACATGTGATGCACAGGCTCAATCTTGTGCAGGTAGCCAACAAGATAATGGTAGGAGAACCTGTGGGCGCTCCACATCTTGCCATCTTTTTGAAGCCTACCGTAACCGTTCGACAGTGCGCCAGTCCAAATCAAGCAGTTGGAACGCTCATCACGCTCAGTACGGCTCGACAAGAATGATCTAGCCATAGCCCTATCAACCTTACTGACAAGCTCAACTACCATCAACAACCTCCGCTGGTGGACCAACGAACGCCGCAATACAGAACCAAGCTCGTCTAGCACGATCAGTCTTAAATTGCCCAGCCGTAGCTTGAACCATCAGCTCACTCATATCCATGTTGATGGATGCGAGAATGTTGCGAATACAAGCCTTAACATCAGCGTCACTCATACGCTCAACCCTTTCCATATCCACCCTCCTCAGCCATGTATACGTACGCCGACAGAATCAGAGCCGTAACACCGTACAACAGGCGGTAGACGTTATCCACGCCACCACCAAGATCGTACAGATACCCTCCAACAGAGAAGAACCCTATAGTAAGCCACAGGTACTTAAACATCCTTACCCCCAAACCTCTTGTGAAACTCCTTCTGATCCTGGCGAATCACCATAAACAAAGCAGCGACCCAACCCGCACAAGCACCCCAACCAAACAAAAGTACCTCAAACATAACCAGCACCCCAACTTTCTCCATAGACTTCCGAACCAGCACTCAGTGTAACACCCGAACCAAGGAAATCCTCAAACGTCAAACATTCTTTGAAAACCTTAGCAATGCGATCAGCATCCTCCTCACGAGCAGTCCAAATAATTTCATCATGAACCAGCATCAGCATGTTAGGCGTCACACCCCTTTCATCAGCCCGCAGAACGCCCATCCCCAGCACGTCACGTGCGGTACTTTGAATCATATGGTTCAAAGAAGCGTATCCTCTATCACGATCCATGATCAGCCTACGTCCAGTAGGTGTGACTAAGTTTCTGCTACCGTTCTCGCACCTGCTTTGAAGCTTGTTCTTGTAGCGCTTGACACCAGGGTAAGTAGTCCAGAATGACGCCAGCACACGCTTAGCAACACTCAAAGGAATGCCAGCGGTAGCGCTCAGCTTAGCAGCACCACCACCATACACCACCAGGAAATTAGCCGTCTTGCCGATCTTCCTAGACACACCGGCAGACTCAGCAGTGAGGGTGTGAAGATCCACGCCAGAGTTGATGGCATCAATCATCACCCTATCACCACTCAGAGCAGCCAGCACCCTAAGTTCAACCTGATCAGAGTCGGTAGCACCGATAACCCAACCAGGAGCCGCTACGAACCCCGTACGAATCTCAGAATCAGCAGCAGGCAACTGGTGCAAAGGAGGATCAGATACACTCATGCGCCCTGTACGAGCGCCAAGCGAACGGATAGACGCATGCACCTTAGACGTAGCGTCTACCTTGGCTATCACGCCATCAACATACTTAGCAGCAAACGACCCCGCCTGCTTAGCGTCCATCACAGCTTTAGCCAAAACCGCTGCTGGACCACCAGCCGAAATGATACCCTCCAACACCTCACCATTCACACGCCACTTCCCGCTAGGCGTCTTGTGCTCAAGCAAGCAACCCAGTGCAATCAGAGCCGTAGCTATTTGGGCTGTGCTGTTGACGTTGTCCACACCATACCCAGCAGCGATACGCCTACCAGCCTCAGCACGCTCAAGCAGCACTTCACCCACGCCCTTCAGGTACGGCACATCAACGAGCATACCAGTGACCTCAATCTCAGTGCAAACACGAGCAACCTCATGCTCATACGCAGACAACCTCTTGAAGCCGCCAGCAATCATCAAGGGCTTGAGCGCATCAAGAACCCACGAAGTGAGTATGACGTCAGCGCCAGCGTACTCCAAGTATTGCTGATTATCAATCGGCACCAGCGACCAAAAGTCATCCTTAGGAATACCTAACTCTTTGGCCCACATGTGTAGCGCCTGTTGGGTGTGAACAGCGCCATCATCAATGTAAGCAGCAGCAAGACCCTTAAGGCTATGCCCAGCGCCCCCATCAGATAGTTGTCTAGGGTCGACCAAGTGAGCCAAAATCTGAGTGTCAACAGTTTTAGCCCACAGCCCAGCTACCGTACCAACGCCCAACCCCACCACCAAGCACTTGATGTCGTAAGCAGCATTGTGCATAACCAGCCTCGGCAACCCATCAACCAACTGAGCAACCTCAGAACCAAACTTAGCTACATCAAACACGTAAGCGTAGTCACGAGTGCCAAACTGAACCAGTCTAACCTTGAAGTCATCGGCGAACATGTCAAACCCAGTAGTCTCAGTGTCTAGAGCAATAATTCCAGGCTCAGCCATCAAATGATTGGTAGCCCACAAAGCATCCTCCTCAGACTCAGGTACGCACACAGGTCGTGACACGCCAGCGAAGTCAACCTTAAGCTCACGCATCAGGACTCATCCATACACTCAGCGAACGCAGCCACGATAACAGCAACAGCACCAGGACTAAGCAGCACAGTAGATTCGTGGCCATCGGCTGTGACAGAAATCTCAATCTCAATCGAAGCCCCATCGTAACCAGGATGGCGAGCAACAGTAATAAAATCTCCATCAACCTCACAGCACGGAATAGTGATATACTTAATGTCGCTCATTTGAAATCTCCCAACCCTTCAACAGCAGGACTATCCTGCTCAGGCAGCACACTAGCACGATCCAGCACAGAATGCAACCTCACGTCCAACAAAGTAGCGCCAGCACGCATTTTCTTTCGGTCCACTCCACGCTCCTCAAGTGCATCATACAGCGCCTTACGAGACCACACAGATTTTGGAGGTAGTTCCTCACGATCACACCAGTCAATATACGCCTTGTAAGCCTCAGACCCAAGCACAGTAGAGCCAGGATGCGGTATCACCACCTCAGGGAAGAACCCGCCCAAAGGATCGCTGTTCTCACGGAACCCAGCAGTGGCTTCAACCACCACATTAGGATCAGACAACCCAGACTCATACCACAGCTTAGCTCCCTCAACAGCCCACGTTAATACTCCCACAGCCTCAAGCTGCATTTTAACAAAGATATCTTTGTCACGCTCATCAGGAGCAAAGAATCTACGCCAGGGAATCAGCTTAACCCTACGCCAAAGCCCGTCGTCCTGTGATCTAAACCTAGGCTTATGGTTAGACGCCATCAGGATTAGGAACGAAGGTTTGAAAGTGAAAAACTCCTTACGCATGAACCTAGCCGTGATCATGTCTTGCCCAGTGACACTCTTGATCACAGCTTCTGACATAGGCTTCCCGGCCTCCCCCTCAGAAGCGAACACGAGACGAGCGCCACGAAGAGCCGCAATGTCGTTAGGGATGCCGCCAGAAGCACGCTCCTCAAACGTAGAGAAGGGAGTGGTAGTAGCAATGCCAGAGAACACGTCACGCAGCGTGTCAGTAAATACAGACTTGCCGTTGGCCCCACGACCATACAGCACACCAAAGCACTGCTCCTTAGTCTCACCAGTGATACCATACCCAATCAAACGCTGCATATAGCTACGCAGAGAATCATGATCAGGGAATACGTCCACCAGGAAATCAGTCCAACGCTCAGACATGACTTCAGGATGATAAGGGACATCCACTTTCTTAGTCATGAACAACGACGGATCATGCTCGGACAACACGCCAGACCTCAGGTCAACAACACCATTAGCTACAACCAGCTTATCAGCGTGAGTGTCAAACATGTCCAGCGGCACAGCAACCACGGCCTCAAGCTCAGTCATCACACGACCGATCACGTAACCGTCACCCAACATCATGAACGCACGAGCAGCAGCCTCAGAATGGCGAGCACGGTACTCATCTCGAAACTCATGCAAGCGCCTACGCACTAGGTGCATATCATCGGGAACCCACACACCACTACGGTACACGTGGAACCCAACAGAAGGTACGAACTTGATTGAGTCGCCAAGCCAATCAGCAAAGGCGCACGCAATACCCAAGTGAGTAACATCAATGAAGCCATCAGCCTCAGGCGCATCCTCAGCAGGAGGGTACCAACGCTCAGCAGACGCCACAGCAGAAGGAAACTCACTCTTGAACTGCTCAGGATGAGACTCGTACGCCTCGCTCAAATCACCAGCACCGAACGGAACAGGCACTACAAACACAGCAACGCCAGCAGCGTACAGCCCCTCAGCGAGAACGCTAGCCATCAGAACACCAGCAGCATCAGAGTCAACAGCCACCACAGCAGGTCGACCCCTCAGCCCCTCAACAAGCTCATCAAGCACACCAGCAGCCAGCTTAGCGCCACGAATCATGGCTACAGGGTAACCAACGGCGCTAGCCGTCAATCCGTCACCTGGCCCTTCAGTGATCACAACCTCATCATACTCACCACTGAACCAACCAACTTTAGCCCATCCACCACCACCAGCAGGATTAGCAGGGCCCAACCAACGCACAGGATGAGACTCAGTGATGTCACGCCCCTGGTAGCCAGACACAACCCCACCAGGATCTAGGAACGGCACCACCAGGCGGCCATTAGACACCCCAAGCCCCAGGTTGAGCGCATTCATAGGCGACACACCAAACCTACGCTCAGCGTACTCCAACGCCGCTACAGCAGCGGGGTTACCAGACCTCAGCTCAGCTTGAGCATCAGCAACAACCCCAGCCATCACAGCACGAGACGCAACATCAGGCGCCCCCAAAGAGGACACCACAGGAGTCACATCCATATCAAGCTCCACATCAAACAAATCAGCGAACACCAGACCAGCACGAGCCATCACATCATGGATGGAACAACCAGCACGACAGGCAAGCAGAACTTTACCATCAGGCTTCATATCCAACCTGAGAGAAGGATGAGAGTCAGCGTGAGCAGGACAAGACAACAGCAGCCCATCACCCTCAACAACAACCTCACCACCCACAGCAGACACAATGGCTGAAAGCTTCATCAGCACCTCTTTCATAGTTTCCCAATAAGTTTAAGGAGTAGTAGCCTGCTCCTCCCAACAGGCTACCACACCTTGAACCGATTAGCGACCCTTTGGTCGAGAATCTTCCATATACTTGTTGAGCCTCACAAACGTGGCGAAACTCATCATCACCACCATCTCATCAGCAGGTCGTCTAGGGGACTTTCTAAGGACAACGCCAAAGGGCTTCATGGCATGCACAGCCTCACGATCAGCCTGCTCAACCATCTTCACAGCAGACAAAGAGTTGTCATCCTTACACTCCAAGCCGAACCATTCCAAGCCGCCCAAGTCCCCAACGTCTTTCCTACCGTTCTGCCTAAGGCGAGACACTTGGGAGAAGCCAGCCTCTTTCAAAGCTTTGACACAGGCCACTTCCCAAGCATCACCCTTACGCTTACTAGCGTTCGCCATAAGCGGCATTAGCACGCATGATAGCGCTCACCAGACCCTGCACAAGCAGAACGAGCACAACCCCACGCCAGAATGACCAGCCAAACACAAACGCCACAGCAGCGCCCTGCACAGCCACAACCCCAACAAGTAGAGCCAAAATGAACACAATGACAATCCCTGGTACCACAATATCAGTAGTTGCCATTAGAAAGGCTCCTCAGCATCACCCTTGTGAATAAGACGTGGCCGAGTGTACTTGATGACCTCTCCCTTATCGTTAGTAAACTCATTCTTCTCCATTTCGAGAGAGAACAACTGCGGCGACTTAGCAGTTTCCATGATATCGCTAGCCTCATCAAACTCATCCATAGCCGTCCAAGCACCAGCGTAGAAACGCATTTTGCCCAACTCAGGAGCAGCAGCGATAGTAAAGTAAACTTGAAGGTTTGGTTTAGGCCCCTTTCCAACACGAGCCATTTCCTTAAGCTCCTTCAGCGTCTTACCGTACGTCATGTCACAGCGATCCTCAGTGATCTTGCCATCATCATCGTAGAGGTAAGAGCCATCAGTCTCAAGAATCTTGCTCTGAGCGCCCCACAGCACCAGGGAAGCCTTAGCAGACCCACGACCATCAAGCACAATATCTACCTCATCAGAAGTGGTAAACACCTGGTAAATCTCACCTGTAGAAGTGTCCCACTCAGAAACTGGATTGTCGTCCTCAGAGCCAAGCAGCTCTGCAATCTTACCAGCCACTTTCTTATCAGAAGTGGTGAAGCGCCACGCCGACAGACCAACAGGCAACTTGTTAACCTGATAGCCAGCACGGAAACGACCCACAATAGGCGAATCCTCATAAGCATCCTGCTTAACAGCCGAATCCCCATCCACTGCAAAAATGTTAATAGCCATACAAACACACTCCTTGATTGTTCTTTTGAATACAAATCTTAAATGAAACTATCCAACGCATCACGACACAGGATTACCTCCGCTCAGAACAGGATTGCCTAGCGCACGATTCTTCAGCGTCTTCTCCCACTCAAGAACCTTCTGCAACCCCTGAAACACACCCAGATACAGCTCAGTGTCTAGCGCCACAGGTACTAATTGCCAGCCTTCAGGGCGGACGTGGAACACAGCCAGACCATCAAGAGCAGGAATAGGCACCTGTTCGCCGTCTTCGTTAACGATATAGTCCGCACCAGCATAGGCGTTCAATTGCAAGCATACTTCAGCATGCACACCAGAACGGGTAGTTTTCCAGTCAATCAGCAGCAGTGAGCGTTCACCCTTAACCGTCACATATCCAATTGCATCAAACGAACCAGCGTAGCCGTGCGTCTCGCTCCAAACAGTGCCCTCCAAGAACATAGGCTCAAACTGAGTCTGCTTCATGAACTCACGGAAATGGTCCACGTACACCTGCATATCAGGATGGACGTCACGTTTGGTGAGCTTCTCGCCACTAGCCAGGCGCTCAAACAAGTCATGAGCAGCAGAGCCGTTATCGGCAGCCTTACCAGTGTTGCGCATAGGCGCACGCTTCAGGTAGTCAATAGCTCCATCACGATCACCATTAACCAGCATGGTTACAGTAGCCCCCACGTTATCAACAGCAGTCTCAGCGACCAGCTTAGCAGCCCAGAACTTCAGGAACTCTTTAGGTAGCATGTTCAGAGCCGATGTGACCCCGATAGCCTCCAATTCTTTGGTTGGATGGACGTAGAATCGGGATCCCTGCTTTTTGAGGGTTTGGATCTTTGGAACAGTCATGCACAGTACCACCTTTGGTAGTTTGCCTCTTACTTAGTTACCACTCAGCACACCCCGTTTTTATACGTTCACCCTAGAAGAATACCAGGATTCTCCGCTCAGCACCCTCCTGGTGTGACTCTGTGACGCAGTGACACCAATTCTCTATTACCCTGTAGGCCCCCACATACTAATAGAAAAGCAAGTAACAACGTCACAGCGTCACGGTTTGAGGATTCTGGCGTGTTCTCAGCCGACGTCGCCGCCGAGGCCACGCAATCGTTGCAGGTAGCCCCCAGGTTGAAAGTCTGGCGAGGGTGGCGAGAGTCATGAAGACCTGAGCAGCAGCGCACAGACCGCTCACGAGATACTGGCGCCTCACCCCTAGCCTCAGCAGCGAACTGCCAGAAGTCATCGGCTCGCCTCAACTGACAAGCCATTGGTGTTGATCGGCGTGGCAACTAGTAGCCAGGCCGCCCCACCCTGGCCACACCTTCCCCTGTCGTCTTGGCAGCGTGACCGATACATGTCGCTGACACTCTCTCGGAGTGATTCCAGCTCGGGGACGTTGGGATCCTTGTTCATCGGCTTCTCCGATCCATGCTCACGAGCATCCGGATGGTATCGAATTGCTCTGTGGGGTCCGCCAGTGGATTGTCTGCCAGGTGGCCGATGAGGGACCGTAGGAGGTCTTTCTCCCGGTCCTGGGATTCCATGGCCCTGGATGCCTTGGTGGTGCCGTACTTGTGCATCATGTCTTGCTCCTTGTTGGTTCCTATCGCCATTGTACACGATCCAGCACGCTTGTCAACCCCCTGCATCAAGATTCTTTTGTACTCCATGAGGGAAGGACTCCTAAGGCTCGGAAATGAGCCGTCTCATGGGCGGTAGGTAGCGCATCAGGGAACGTTTCATTGATGGCCCATGAGCCATTTATGTGGGTGACCAAGCGAGCGTAGTGCTCGATATCGTAGGTTGTGTTCGTTTGGGAATAGAAGCTAGGGTAGCCGTTCACTAGCGTACCGATCCTCAGGTCATCAGCATGCACCAATTCATGAGCGAGCACGGCTAGCACGTAGTCTGGCGATACCTGAGGAGAGTAGACAACGTAAACCTTGTCTTCATCCCCGTTGTACCAGCCAGCAGCGTGAGACAGACCCTTAGCCTCTGCTACCGCTGGCGTTACGCAGACAGCCTCTGTGCGATGCGGGTAGCCAGCCATCACCAGGGTAAGCAGTAGGGCGCACAGGTTCATGTTCATTTCTCCTTATTTGTACCTCTGAGTTGAGGAGGGAACACCCAGACCCTTTTGGCCAGGGTGCTCCCCTCTTGACTCAGATTAGTAGGTGGAGGGGTCCACCAGGCGGACGAGGCTCCGGGCCTCGGAGAGTGTGATGGTGGGATCCTCGGAGCGGATGAAAGCAACTACGTGGATGATTCCCAGACATCCCTTGTGCTCCCAGGCGACCCCGGCAAGGGCGATGCTGGCGGCGGTGGGCTTGTAGGAGTTGTTGATGTATGTGATGTTCATACCCCCATCTTACACGAGCCAGCACGCTTGTCAACCCCAAAACGCAAACAAACCCCCAATGAGCCGTTAGGCCCACTGAGGGTTTGGATGGTCGAACATCGCTACCGAGTATGATCCTCGACCGGCTCATAATGTGCGGCTACGTTCTTGATTACAGACACAACAGCCGCTACGCCAGCCAAGGCAGCAGACCTAAACAGGTCGCCAGTCCACTCCTCAGCAGGCACCACAACCACTACCGCTAGCACAACCTGCAAGAACGTCCAAACGCTACGCTCGACAATATCTTTCCAACCCTCACGAATACCTACGAACATAGAATTACTCCTCACGTTTAGACTTACGCTCAACCTCTTGTTTAGAGTTAATGCGATCCTCAAGTGCAACACGCACAGCCAAAGGATCTGCACCAAGCTCAAGTAGAACCTTACCTAGCGCCACAATCTCAACACGCTGCAACACAACTTCAGTCTGTAGCCGCACCATTTCAGCCTGCCAGGTCGGGTAGAACAAATCTAGATTATCCTTTTTAGAGCCCCTCCAAGCCCTGAACATTTCCGTAAACAGCCCACCACCAGCAGCAGCAAGCACACCAACAATAACGCTCATCTCCATAAACCCGCCTTCTCACTAAGTAGTAGGCAACCTCAACAAAAGAGGTCTAACCAAACGAACGCCAGCATCCCCGCTACCGCCAGTACGCTTAACCTCAAGATCAAACCTCACATACTTAAAAATCACATCCGCTCCCAAGATAGGGCGCAAATCAACCCTTCCCTGATCCTGGGTGTAGTTCACTCCACCACCTGTAGCGATAGTCAAAACAGGACCATCATTAGTGAAGTCTTGACCGCTAATTCTCCACTCAACCGTAGAAATACCAACACCAAAATCACTGGTGACTTGAACATCAAAGTCCAGAATAGGAGCGGTAACCATAACGTCGCACCTGAAACAGTCCGAAAACGTAGTGACGTCCAGACTGCAAAAACCAAAGGGTCGATTAGCCCCCAAAGGAACCACAGGAATAGCGACCCCAGTCATTGGACGGCGCAACTCTAGCACCTTCACCCTATCTTTCAGGTCGTTAATTTCAGCAATGATGCTCGGACTCAACACGATATCTGCCATTAGACAATCTCCCTTAACCCTAGAACGACACAGCAGGAACTAAAACCATAGTGATAGTTTCCCTACCGCTACCGTCTACGGCAACCCCGTATTCGACAATCCTGTACGTGTCGTCAAGCTCTAGTGCGCCATAGGAACCACGTACCACCACACGATCACCCACACGGTACGAACCCAGCACAGGTTCAGAGTCCGCAAACACCTCTATCCCAACACGCCTAGTAGGTTGCAGACCACGTTTGAGCCTAAGGCTCGCTTTATCAATAAGTGTTGACCTTTCAGTGATATCAGAGAAGGACTCTACCGCCTCCAACAGTGGAAAGGTGTTAAGAGAAGGAGCATCAAAGGCGGTACCGATTAGAGCACGAGTATCCTCAGCAGACCCAATGGCCTCAACAAAGTTGGCTACCGCCGTGCCATCTACAGACAAGTTCAACAGCGTCACATTAACGCCTAGCTCAAACACGATACTAGTAAGCCTGCCAAGAAGGTTTGCATCCATTGAAAAAACAGACGTTATTGACTCGTTGTCTGTGTCCCAAGTGTGAGTAACGAAGAAATCGAACCCCTCGGACACAGAAGCTAACTCCTCAACAGCCTCGGCCACGTTCTTACGGTCGTACGCCAAGTAAGTGCGATCCCTAGGTTTAGACACACCAGGAGCAGGAACTACAAGCATAGAAGCCGCTCCTGGTTTACCCTGAGCGTAGTCCAGTATGGATTTTGCAATGGTGCCCTGATCCACATTAGAGTACGTCAGAGTATTAGAAATCACCAGACGCCTGAAATAGCTCATGAACCCCTCAATGGAAACAGTTAGCGTAGAAGCTCCAACGTCCAACTGAGCAGCCCACAGCACGCCACCAAACAGAATCACACCATCACGCTCCACGTAAACGCCTGTAGCCCCTGGCACAACCGTTTCCATAGTCACTAGCTGAGGAGAGACAAGGGTGTCAACCGTAGTTGAACCCTCAGCATCAGCAACCTCAAACGTAGCCGTGTCCTCAAGTAACAGCACAGCAGAAGCATTGCCTGGTTGGTTGAGTCCCTCAGTCCAACCAAGCGACAGAACAGGAAACTCACCTACAATGTCTCCATCATTGAGACGGGTATAAATCAAACGATACTCAGCCATACCACGCCTCCTCAGCTAGACAAACGCTTTACCAGTCGTGCAACGACCATATCAACCAGCGCCTGCTCATCCACAGCCCCAGCCTTCGCAGCCTGGACAGCCTTCATATCCTTAGACAACTCAGCTACAGCAGCTTGCAACCCAGCCACAGCACGGCTGTTAGCCGCAATGTCTGCACGCAAAGTAGCCGCCTCAGGAGACGCACTAGCCAAGAACGACCAAAGGAAGTTCTCTCTAGTCATGCCATCCTGCAACGCACTAGACCAAAAGGTTTTACCAGAAGCCTCAGGCTCACGATGCAAAAACGCACGGTACGCAGAGTCAACAGTAGCATCAGCTTGAGGTTTAGAAATCATAACCATAGCAACACCTTTCATTGCTGGCGCTTTAAGAGCAAGCAACAGCTCATCATCAAATTGTTTAATACGAATAGGACCAGGACACGTTTTACCCCTAACAGGAGTCCAATCAGAAGGAGCGCCCCACATAGCGTGGTACCCAATACCAGGTACATCAGGCCCAGCACACCTAACCAAAGGTATTCCGTGCTCCTCATTGAGCCATCTGATCACCTTAACGATAGATTCCAACTGAGCCATAGACCACGGATTAGAAATGTTGCCGTCATCCTCAGTTTCAATGGACACAGCACCAGTACCATCGGGGCGCCTATTAGCACGCCTATTAGCATCCGCACGAACCTCAGTGTCCATCATCTGTACAATTTCACCATCAAAAGGAATCCAGAAATGTGACTCCACATTGATATCTAAGCGATCAAAGTAGCCAGGTAAGTTAGTCTTCCCTGGCGCATCCACAGCAGTATGCATGATCACCTGTGTAGGTGTAATCTTTGACTGGGTAGCGTTTTCTTTGAGTGGGCGCCAGGTGGCGCCAGGCATTCTTGACATCAGGCGATTCTCTGACAGACGAAGTGAGCGCCGGAAACAGACACCGAACCACCAGCTTGAGTACGTCGAATGGTCAATGTCCAGTTCTGAGTTGACGGATTGACGTAGACGAAAGTGAATGCAAGAGATGCTCGACCCAGCGCACTACTAGAATCGAAGTCGTAGTTGTGTGCAGTGAACGTTCGTCGAACCAGACCCGCATCGAACAGACTAAGAACAACTTCAGTATCTTGGGCAATAGAAGCATTGGGGGTTGCTGAACCCGAGATGATCCAAGTGCCAGGTTCAAGAGAGATCGTTGCCAAAGTAACTTCTGAGGTGGTAACTGTCCCAGTGGAACCCACTACTGACTTCACAATAGATGCAGGCAGACCACCTATCAGCCTCCACTCCGTGCCATCGTAGATATACTTCAAGCCCTTGTCTGTCTCGTATATCTCCATGCCGATGAATGGGAACTCAGGTCGATTATTAGACCTACAAACGATTACACCAGGTGCAGGGGCAAGACCACGGTTACGTAGCGTAGTAGGCCCATGGGTTTGAGTGTTGTTGCGAATATCTGTGATGTTAGCATTTACAATAGTAGTGACGTTAGCACCAACCAGAATAGTAGCCAACACAAGTGAGTTAGCAGGCACAGCAGGCAGAAAGGCCCCTGCTGATGGAGTACCTGTGACGATAGCTAGTTTCCAAGCATCAACAGCACCAGAGTAAGCCGAGTCCTCAACCTGAGCAACGACCAAATCACGCCTAGCGTTTGTCACATCAGAAGCTGCCACAACCAAATTAGTAGCGCCCCTATTGTGACAAAGGTACAGCCCTTGATAGGTAGCCTCAGTGCCCGCAACCAGAACGCTACCACCAGCAATGTCAACAGACATGTTTGGCGTGGCATTTTGCGTCACAGCCATACCATTGCCAAACACGCCAGGTTGATCACCATACACCTTAGATACCAAATGACGGAAATCCTCAGCAGGATGCGCCTCTGCTTGTAGATACAAAGCTGGATTTTTAACAGTCATACATATTCTCCTTAAACCCAACCACTACGGAAAGTAGCAGTACACGAACCAGCAGCCGTAGTGGCTCCTCTAAATGAAATCTGATTGTTGCCCGGCTCCAAGTCAAACCACTCAGAAACAACTAAAGCAGGGTAGCGTGACGCAGTGCCATTAAGCAGCACAGACCTAGAAGCAGAATCAACCACCAGAAACTCACCTGCTAAAAGATTTAGGTTGATTTTAAGTTCCTTATCCAACCCATTATGAATTAGCCTAGGAGTCTGCACAGGGCCATCAATTCTGAAAACAACAGGAGTCTGAAAGTTTCCGTCGTTGGTTAGATTCAACTCCCCACCAATAGACGTAGCACCAAACGAAAAGTCGGGGGACGCATTAAACGACAGACCGCCGCCCGCTGTAGGCAGAGTAGCAGAATCAGAACCGATAGCGTTAGCGAACAACCTAGGATCAGTAGAATAGAACTCCACCACAATATTAGGAATGCGGTAATAGAAGTCCCTGCCTACGGCTACCTTAAACCGTCTTGGTCTAACATTAACCTGAACCTTAGCGCCACCAGCTACACCAGGGAGTTGCATAACCAAAGGCGCCTCAGGTTGCCCAGGTCGCAATGCCAATTTGATAGCTTCCATAGCGGTATTAAACGTGCCTTCATCAGCCCCGTAAACCTCCACGGTAAGCTGAATAGGTCGACCACTAAGGAAATCATCCCCAGCACGTAAACCGTGGCGCCTGAGCCTGCTCTGATCACCAGTTACAATGTCAGGCATATCGATAAGACCATCAATTTGAGAGACGGAATACGCAGATTCGCCACCAATAAGTAGCCCTTTATATTCCATTTCCCAATCAGCAGTAATCAAATCACCAGCAGCCATATTAACCCCTTCCCGTAGTCCTCAACACCCAAGCCAATTCTGAAGCTATCATGTGTGCGTTGGCGTTGGATTGAACATTCACATTAATGGTGCTAGCGTTACCAGCAGAGCCACGCTCTACAGAGGACGCCACCGACGCACCAGCAGGAAGGAAAATAGTTTCAGGGCCTCGCTCACCCACACGATAACCACCAGAAGATCCAACAGTGCCACCCAAGGCTCTAGCCCCACCGCCACCACCTCCAAGGAACCCAAATGGGTTAGGTATGCTGATAGCCCTAGTGACAGTATCTTTAAGCTCCTGCCATTTATCTTTGACCCACTGAATAGCTGTTCTAAATGGAGCCTTAATCTTCTCTGTTATCTCAGACATCTTAGTGCCTACCGTAGTGACAACAGTTTTTACCTTGTCAAAAATCTCGCCAATCTTGTCTTTAACGGAAATGACGACCCTCGCAACTACGCCAATCCATTTACCAACCTCAGTAGCGAACCCTTTAACCTTAGGCACAACCGTACCTGTAATGAAGTCTCCTAGCACACGCAGACCAGGCACAAAGTTGTCTCTAACCCAACCTGCTACCTCTTTGATCTTGCCGCCAAGGAAGTCCATAGTGGTACGGAACCAACCAACATTCTTGTACGCCCACAGCACACCAGCCGTAAGAGCAGCGATAGCAGCAGCTACAAGAATGAATGGAGCCAACGCTGCAATGACAGAAATAGCCAGAGAAGCAAATGCGCCGACAAGCAGCACGCCCACTGTGATACCTAGAGCCTGCATCACGTATTCGTTATCACGAATCCAGTCAACAGCGTCCATGATGGCGTCTTTAATGGTAGTCATAATCTCAGTGACCTTAGGTCCATGCTCAGCCCACAAGTCACGCATACGATCAGCGAACCTACCCAAAGCAGGAACAAGCTCATCAATGACCCACTGGGTAACAGTGGCGAACACAGGCATCAGCTTAGTAGCTAGATACTCCTTAACCTCAGCGATCTTAGATTTAAGGAAGGCCTGCTTACCAGCTAGCGTATCCGTACCACCGGTGTACGCATCCTGAGCATCAGTAGACTTCTCCAACACAAGCTCTTGGATAGCAAGAGCCTCATCCATAGCAGTGACCTCAGTACGCCCGTCACGCTGTGCAATCTCCAAAGCCCTAGTAGCTTTGTCTGCCCCATTGATGGAAATACCCAAAGCCTTAAGGCCCTCAGTCTCACCCAGCAGAGCCTTATTGAGAATCTCAGACACCATAGCAGCGTCATGAGTACCGCCAGACCACTCAGCCAAGGCAGGCGAAAGGCCCACAATCTCAGTAGACAAAGCTGCAGCAGCCTCAGAAGTGAAGCCAATAGGTTTAAGCAAATCCGCCGTTTGGGCAGCCATGTTGGCAACGCCAGTCTCAGTCATGCCAAACGCCTCATTAACTGAATCAGCCCAAGCACGTACGCCAGTCTCATTATCCCCAAACACAGTGGAGATTTTACGAGACTGCAACTCCAAATCAGACCCGAGGCTAAACAACTCAGCCCCAAAATCCACAATCTTTCCTAGCGCAAAAGCGCCAGCCATAAGACCAGCCATTTTAGCAATAGGCCCGCCCAGACCGCCAAGACCCTTCTCAACCTTACCAAAAGCCTTTTGAGCGCCAGAAGCGTCACCCTTAATCTCAATCTTGATTGGCTTAGCCATTAAGCACCCCTTTAGTTCATGACAGGAGTCATGCCACGCTCACGAGCGGACCCACGTCGCTCCTCCTGTTTGCGTTGGTTTTCACGCTCATCCACAATACGTAGCAGCTCACCAATTTCAGCCATAGTTAGGCACTTAGCTTCAGACCATGAAATATTAAAGTGCATAGTCACAGCCACCAAATGCCTAACCTTATGGCTTACGTAGGGTTTACAAGCGTACCCGTAGCATCCCCAGTGAAGTCCATAGCCTGAAGAGTCATCTTACCCACCTCTTCAAACGTGATATTAGGGTCACTACGCTTAAGAGTAATGAACACAAGAGCCTTCATAAGCTTAGCCTTGGGTGTGCCCTTATCCGTCAAAGAATCAAAGGTTGAACCCGATAAAACTTCAAGCTCATCCATTTCATCAAACGTCAAACTATCCATGTCAATAATCATTTTACCACTCATTATCATACCTCCTGAGTATTAGCCTAAACCACCAGTAGTATTAAGCCGCATAGCAATATCTGTTATAGCAGCCTCATACGAATCATATACCTTATCCCACACATCACTTAACGCCTCATGAACAAACGGTTGCCCCTTAATAGGAGAGTCACCAGGATCACCATAGTGTATGCGACCAGCGTAGGCCGCCGCCTTACCGCCAACCTTAACACTAGCGACCTTAGAAGTAGCGTGACCCTTAATAGCCTGTTTCAACTGACCAGACCTAACAGGAACAGTTGACGTAGACCGATCAGCAACCAAATCAGCACTTTCTTTGTTGGCATCCTTAAGAGCCTTGTTAATCTCTTTGTTGCTAGCAACCTTACGAGCCTCACGCTTCAACTCTTTCACACCCGTAAGCTCCATTTTTAGGTTAGGTTTAACCACAGCGCACCCCTTACAGGCTTGTGTCAGTGCTCTTGTAGGCCATAGTAACAGCCGCATCAGAGCCGTTATGAAGAACCCTGAACGGCACAGCCTGAGTAGGCACGTCATCCATGCTCACAACAGGAGACTCCCCGTCATACTGACAGGCAGGCAACGTGACAGTGAGAGAATAATTATGACCAGACTCAATCTCGCTACCCGTCCAAGTGGCCACAATAGGCACCACATTACCAGCCACGAAGTCATTGTAGACAGTCAAGTCTTCAAACTCCATGTCCACGGCGCCGCTGAACGACGGCATAGCAGAACGCACAGGGCGCTTTTTAAGCTCGGAACCACGAAGGAAACGCCTATCAGTCTTCAGCCCTAGCTCAGCCTCAAGCGAGAAGGAGTTAACATCAGTAGCGTCCCCGTCCAACGACACAACACATTGAGTCCAGTTGAAAGGCTTAGCAGAAGGATAGGTAGACGAGCCAGCAGTAGTAGTAGTGTCCACGTCTTCAAAGTCAAACGCCATAGCTGCGACAAGCAGCCCACTAACCTCTTGTGTGAGCGACCAACCAGTCATGACACAACCGTGATGAGTGAAGTTGCGCCTGTTACCGCCCATATCAATACGGTTAACTTGCACGGTATATGAATCGTTAGGGTCATCCACAGTGGTAGCCGCAGTGGACGTATACGCAGTGGTAGCAGCAACCTGAGTAGGACCAGTAATAGACCCCAGCATAGCCTGCATCAACAGGCCAAACCCCTCATCAAGCACGTCAATTTCCAACGATCCCTCACCACCCATGTTAACCTGGGTACGCCGATCAGACCTCAGCGCCTGCATGCCAGGCCTAAACCCCATAGACTCAAGCGGCTCCTGAGCACGCTGAAAACTATCGGCCTTACCCTCAAAGCCTGTAGTGAGCGTAGCAGGAGTACCATAAGTACTCTCTTTACCAACCTGAATAGCATTATCTTGCAAAGCAACCATAATAGACACTCCTCATAAGTAGTAGGCTTACAGTAAATCCGCAACAGCCCGAATAGTCAAATCAATAACAGACCTAGGGCCATCAACACCCTCAGTAGTGTTCATTTCCATATCAGAAACGTAAGCCCACAACAAATTAGGAACACTACCCACAGTGGTATCGGCGGCTAACAAATCTTCAACCTCACCACACAACAGAACAGCACGAGCTTCAGAAGCCTCAGGAGTACGCTTAGACATAACCTCAATGATTACAGTAAGGTCATAATCCTCACGCCTACGCTTTTTGCCCGCCTTCATAGCAGGGTGCTCCTGTTCGCCAAGAGAAGAAGCTCCAAGCCAGATACACTCACGCCTACCCTTGTCGCCAGGATCGCCATAGTAAACCTGCACACCAGCCAGGTCGGTATCAGCAGCGATAGCCGCCTTGATAGCAGACTTAAGAGCCGCCATAGTGGAAACAGTCATAACAACCCTCCTAAGAGAACACGTAGCTAATCTGACGGCGCCTAGCAAGACGAGCGTTAACCTCAGGAAGACTAGTAGGTCTATCAGGATGGTTACCAGCCTGAGCCAACGTAACAGAACCAAAGTCATTTTGTATCTGCAATGCCCTATCGGGAATACGAGACACCAAATCAAGAGCGTATTGTCTAGCCAACGTACGAGCGCACCAGGCAATATCCTTAGGAACAACATCAGTCAATCCAGCAGTGCCAACAATGACCACGTTACGCCCCACTGTAGAGGAGTCAAATACGCCAGAATCACGCACGACCACACCATCAGGATGCAAGCCCCAACCAGCCACAGAGGCTACAGCAACCCCATCAACCTCAACAGAGGTTAGGGTGCGTGGGTTAATGATAACCCTACTCTCATCGTCTTTGAGCAGCAAAGAGCGCCTACCGTTACCGCTCATGGTGACAGTAAAAGCCTTGTACACCCAACTAGTGCCTGTGTAACGATCAATCAGCTCTTCAGCGAAATCAATAGCCTCATTAATAGTGGCGTCAGGAAACACAGTGATGTCATCCATGCCATCACCTGCACGAACCTCGCTCAGTGTTGCGTAATCTCCCACACTCACCACCTCCAAAGACTAACTTAAAGGAGGGTAAGGGCCAAAAGACCAGGAGGAGTCTTAAGGCCCTTACCCACCAGATTACAAAACAGTACCGATAACGGTACTATTATGCCTGAACAAGTTTGCGAACAGCGTTGCCGTCCACAATCTTACCATCGACACGCATGGTGAAACGGTACGTAGTGACATCAAAGTCGAACTTGAAGTCATTAGACACCGCAACATTAACGCCGCCAGCCATACGAATAGCGTAAGCTGCACCAATGTCACCGTAAACAACAGAAGCATTGCCAGTAGCAGCAGCAGCCATGTTGTCATCAAGCTTCACAGGGTTACCCAGAAGGGTATCAGGAGCGCCAGCCGTAAGGCCAGGTGCCCACAGGTACTGGTTGTCAGTACTCTTGAGCTTACGAATCAAAAGGCTAGTAGAATCCTTCATGATCCAAGTGGCGTTAGCACGGTATGCATCAACAACAGAATGCTGAAGATTCATAAGCTCGTCACCAGTGATAGCCGTCGCAGAAGCAGCAGTCACACCAGTGGTAGCTTCATCAACACCCTGAGGTTGACCAGAACCCGTACCGCTAACGAAGTGAGCGCCAGCGCCACGACCAAGAGCCACACCCGCCTGGCGAGCCAGGAAAGGAGTGATATCAAAGCCCTGATCAGCCAGAAGTTCAGACGAAATTGGAATCAGGAAAGCGTACTTGAACGCCCCAAGCGAAACAGTAGTGAACTGTGGCGCATCATTGCCGATTTGCCCGTTCTCAGCCACGATAGAAGCAGCAGAATAGCTAGTGACGGTAGGCAGAACAAGACTCTCTCCACCACTAGTGTTGATAACGGTAGCAGTCTCCTGCATAACCGTAGAAGAAGCACGCATGAACTCAATCAGCGTAGTGCTAAGCGTAGTAGGAACAAGCTCAGCGCCGTCAGTAGCAGTGCCCTTAATAAGAGTCACGTTATCACGGAACTCATGAGAAGCGCCAACGCCACGATTAGCGAGGCTACGGAAAGTGTCGTTATCCGACACGGTAGCAACCTCAACAGGAGCCTTACCAGGCGCCTCAAAGCTAGCCGCACGAGCGGCATCAGCAGAAGCGTCCACGTCAAGCATGGTAGCAATGTTCTGCTCACGCTTCTGCAAGTCTACAAGTAGACCGCCGATACGCTCTTCAGCCTGCTTGCCTTCAGCGTCAAGTTCCCGACCCTCAAAGGAATCATAGAGTCCCTTAAGCTCTTCCTGCGCCTTACGGCGACTTTCAAAAACATTCTTCAGCATTTCAATAGACATAAAATCCTCCGATAGAGTAGTAGATTAGAGCCAGGTAGGCTCTACCAAAAACAGCATTAACATTTGATAGCGGGGTTAGCCCGACCATCTACAGAAGGTGATTAAACCTACGAATAAGGGCGGGGATGGCCCGACCCTCATCATCAGTATTACCTTCATCCTCATCAGCAGAAGGAGCCTCCTCACGCACCTCAGCACGCTCCGCTAGCACCTCCTGCAAACAATCAGCCTCGCCAGCAGCAACAAGCCGCTCAAGAGACAAACCTCGAACCTCAGCGAGACTACGCAAAGCAGACTCAGCAGCCGTGTAGGCAGGGAACGTCACAGGTCCAACGTCACGCAAAGCTGCAACAGCAACAGTGCGCTCAGGGAACCCAGAATCAGTTTCGGACCACGACTCTTCAATCATGCGGAACCCAAAGGACGACCCAGACACATCACCACGTCGCAACAGCTCAGCGACATCACGCCCAGCAGAAGTGTTAGGCAGATCAATCTCATAAGACAGGCCCTTATCATCCTCAGCCATACGCAACGTTCCAGCTCGATTACGCCCCAGCACATAGTTAGGATCGTGATTGAAAAGCCCACGAATATCAGCCTCTTGCAACGTTTGCTTGAACGCCCCAGGAGCGATACGCTCCACAAAGCCCCCAAGATTCTGAGACGCAGAATCGAACCTAGCAGCGTAACCATAAGCTGTTACGCCACCAGTCTCATTCTCACGAAACTCAACATCCTCAGAAACGGTACGTCTTTCAAAAGCGTTCTTATTCTTGCTCATCTTCAACCTCCACAGGATCAACAGCAGGATCAGGCACAGCCGCCACAGGAGCCGCCTCAGCAGGCTCATCAGTCTTAGACTGCACTTGCACACTAATAGGAGTATCGCCCCACTCAACAGGCTCCAAATCCTCCATAGCACGTATCTCATTAATAGTCAAAATGCCAGAAGTAGCAGCAGAAACGTAAGTGGCGTAACGTGTCTCATGGTTACCACGCAACAGGCCATCAAGATTTAGCTTGACAAACCCATTAGGGAAACGACCCTCAGACACAACAAGCCATGAGAACGCCGCCTCAATGCGCTCAACCCAGGGCCTGAGAGAATGCTGCACAAAGTGTGTGTTTTTATCCTGAATACTCTGGCCCATTTCAGGCCCATCAGCCTGCTGCAACAACGAAGTAGGAACGCCATAAAGGCGAGCAACCTCGTTCACTTGAAATTGCCTAGTCTCCAAGAACTGAGCATCATTAGGAGCGATGGTGATCTTACTCAGCTTAGTACCCTCAGTGAGAACAGCCAAGGCGTGAGCATTACCAGAGCCTCCATGCAAATCCTGCCAGTTACGTTTAAGCGTAGTCTGAGCAGTTGGGGACAACGTGCCAGGAACCTCAGCAACCAACCCAGGGAACCCGCCGTTGCCAAAGAACGCCCCACCAAACTCAGTAGCGGCCTTGGATAGCCCAAGCGTCTCACGAGCATACGCCACAGGAGATAGTCCCTCCAACTGGCCCGGCATCGTCATGCCCCTAATATGCAAAATGTCATATTTGGTTAGTTGAGACTTAGCGCCAGATACCCCAATGATATCGTACACCACAGTAGCGCCAACCAACTTAGGAGTGACCGCAAACGGATCTAGAACCTCTAGGTATTGAACCCGACCATCACCATCACGATACGTTGCGATGTAAGCGTTGCCTTGCAGCAACAAACTAACCATAGTTTGTGATACCACATCAATCTTAGTGTAAGGCCCAGCCTCAAACTTAGACCAATCAGGAGCAGGCTTGGCCTCAATGCGCTGCTTGCCCTTAGGTTTGTACACACCCAAAGGTAGCGTAGAGACACCATCAGAAAGGATACGGATAGACGCATACACAGCAGAAATCTGCAGTGCGGAAGTGTCAGTAATCATTTGCCCCGCAACAGTGTTAGAAGGGCGGTCCACGTCACGACCAAAAATATCGTGCCACGTCACAGTATCGGCACTACGCTCTTCAGCTGCGCCCATAAATCTAGTTAGAAAACCCATTATGGTTTACCGCCCATCATAATAGCTAGACGCAGAAGCCCAACCCCCACAACCACCACAGCCAACCCAGGAGACACCATAAATGAGCCAACCACCACCAAACACAACCCCACAACAATCAGTAAAGTAACTACCATACGAACCTCCTACAAAATAAGCATTTCTGCTTCAGGAGCAGGAGCAGACTCACGCCACGAAACAGCTCTTGACAAACCAATAACAGCCGCAATAGCTAAGTCGATATGAGACTTGCTACTCTTGTAATTCTTCGTTACCCTAGCTCCATGTCGATCAGACTTCAGTACAGCGTTACGAACGTGGCGGGCCAAAGCAGGATTACCGTTATGAGACAACTTACTATCCATCACGGCATCATAAAAGGCTTGAGTAGCAGGTACCATACGAGCCAAAGAGTTAGATTTGAACTCCACAATAGGAACGCCCTCAGAAGCAAGCCTCTGTAGGGACTGCTCAAACCTGTAAGGATCCGCAGCAACCTCACGTACAGCAAACCTACCAACAGCATCACGAATAGTCTGCTCAACCTCCTCAGCAGGCGTACGCCAATGTGGAGAATCAGGTGGTGCCTCCCAATGCCCCAGAACCTCAATGTGCAGGTCAGACATACGCACGCCAATAAGTGCCGTGCTATCTCCCTTCCAAGCGCCATCAAAGCCCAGCACAATCAAGTCACCAGGCACCAAAGCCTTACTGGAATCTTCCCTAGCCTCCCACACGCCAGCAGCAAACCAAGCCGTTTCCGTAGCCGTCCAGCCGTTAAGGCGGAACCTTACAAACTCAGACTCAGGCATTTGTTTGGCGCTAGTTGCCATTTCATCGTGATTCATAATCTCCCACGAAGGGTTATGAGCCGCCCACACAGCAGGATCTAGGTAATCAAGGCCCTCAGTCTCCCTAGGACCATACCACGTCATCCCGAACGCTGAATCGTCAACCTCCCCAGATTGAACACGCCTGCCATACGAATACAACTCACCAAGAGGAGACTCCTCCTCATCAAACCCTGCAGTAGAAATGACCAGCGTCAAAGGAGAATTACGCATGGCAGAACCAGTGTTCAATGCGACGTAAAGATCCTTGTTTTTATGGATATGATACTCATCCACAATAACACACGAAGGGTTAAGTCCATGCGCCAGACCAGCATCAGCAGACACAGCCTTGTAAATACCGCCGTTATGGTTGCACCTAATCTCGTCACGAAATATAGAACAAAGCTCTTTCAGCTCAGGGGACGCCATGATCATCTCTTTAGCCATATCAAACACAAGACGAGCCTGCTTACGGTCGCCAGCAGCAGAAATGATCACAGGAGCCTTGTCGCTCTTATCGGCAATTAGCATGTAAACAGCAATAGCTGCGCCCAGAGTACTCTTAGCATTCTTACGTGGTACACCCAGCAGATACGTTCTGTGCTTACGCATGCCTGTAGAAGGCACCAGCCTGAACATGTCCGCTAACACATCTTCCATCCACTCCAAAGGAATAAATGGCTGACCTGCAAATGAGCCGTTGAGGGTTAGAAAGGTTCGACAAAACTTAGTGACCCTAGGGCCATCAGTAGGGTAATCGTATTGTTTAACCATACTGACGACCCTCCTGAATCATCTCACAGGACAAGCACCAGTAGCGCAATCATCCATAGCCTGCCCAACGCTCTTATGAGCAGCAGCCTCATATTCTTCAGCCGTCAATCTCTCATAAGGAGACTGTGGACGACCATCCTCAGGCATAGCAGTAAACCCCTTCACAAGCGGCAACCACTTAGTGAGCAAATCCGCCAATTCAACCACTGACGTATCCTCACGGTAGAAATTACCTGTAATGCTCAAAGCATTATCAGCCCAAACACGCTGAACAAACGCCTGAACTTCAAAGTAGGACTCCAAACTAATCTCATCAGACTGCTTAACCAGCCACGCAGGCGCATAGTCCATGAGCGTATCACGGCACACAAACGAAACAACCTCAGTGTTAGGAGTGTAAACACACGGCTCAACATCATAGCCCTGCACAATCAAATCCTCCAACCTAGGGTCGTTAGCAGCGTAACGAACACGCCTAATAAAGTACCTAGCGTAAGGAGGTTGAAGCCCCTCAGACACACCAGGCAACTTAGCAATACTGCCAGTAGGAGCAACAGTAGTAGTCTTCACAGGCACATTAATTCCTAGATCCACAGCGTAAGACTGAGCAACACGCTCCACAGTCTCACGGTAAGCCCCCAACATGCCCTCTAAATCTCCAGAATACGGAATACGATCAAAAGCAAAGCCCTGCAGCACAGCCCAATCATTAAAACCAAAGAACCCAACCCCGATACGCCTGTTAGCCGCCTTCACAGCCTCCTGACGAGCATCAGAAGACTCAGCGAGAGTAGCACGCATCAAGTAACGTGTCATCAGGTTAAAAGCCGTTTTAGCGCCAGCGTGGTTGCCAACGTAAGCAGCCAGATTAACGTGACCCAAACAACACTGCTCCCACTCCTCCAACGCAATTTCACCACAAGGATTAGTAGAACGAACGTCACCACGCTCACCCACAGAAGCCAGAGAAGAATTGAACACACCAGGCTCACCATTAGTGAACATACCCTCAGCCAACGCATCACGAACAGCACACGCCATATAGTCGTCAGCCGCCACAGCAGCGAAGTAGGCGTCATCGACCTCAACACTGATATTTGTCGACCAGTGCAAAGCAGAATCCTTTTTACAATCAATAAAATCAAGAATATCCGCATCCTGCCAATGCAGAATGCTCATGCGAGCAGAACGCCTCACGTTGCCAGCGATGACACAGGATGCAATGTTGTGGTCCATTTCCATAGCCGACAATGGAGTCAGGTACCGCCCGACCAGACCATTAAGCGTGTCATTAACCAGAGTAAGCATCCTCACAAGAGGTTCAGGCCCAGAAGCGATGCCACCAAAGCCCCTAATGGGCACCCCACGACCACGAACGCCGGACACATCCACACTAACCACGCTATCGTAAGCGAGCGTGTGAGCTTCAATTACGAGCCTCAGGGCCTCAATCCAACCCTCACGAGAGTCCTCAACCACGTAATTAGTGGAGAAACTACCCTCAAAAGCGATCACATCAGCCTTCATAAACTCAAAATCAGGGTGTTTTTCGCTCATAAACGGCACAAAAGTGACCGCACTGCTCACCTTTGGTCCACGTTGCAGGTATTCCGAGGAGTAGTTAGCCCCAACGCCACCTCCAAGCATCAACTGATCAAACGTAAACAGGAAATGACCACTAAGCGTCTCATCCCAACCTGCTCTATGGCAGTTATACAAACCCAGCTTTGTATTAGCCCCACTAGCCCACAAATGACGACCAGCAGGTATAATCTTAAAATCTTCCATCAAATTAATCAGAGCATCACGCTCACCATCAAACACGGCATCAGGCGCTAGCTCAATGTTACCGTCAACCACACGCCGCACAGTGTCAGACCATAGCTCAGAAGTCCCATCTTGCTTAACCCTTGAGTACGTACGCTCATAAACCTCTTTGCCAATAGGGCCGAACTTAGTCATGCTAAAACCTCTTTACACAGTAGATAGACGTACCTACTGGTGTAGGCACGATAAACGAGCCTACCAGGCCCCAACACGATATGCAACTTTTACTGGAAGAAAATCAGGAGGAGGAGCGCACTTAACACCTAGGGTTAATGCGTTCACCGACAAACGCACGCTAAGCCGCTCACCCCTCCACATGCAACAGAACGGTAGCGAAGTTCTGTGCAAACCTTATATCGACACAAAGCAACAAAATGAGCAGCTGTGTTGATATTAGAACATACCACACGCAGTGGTTTAGTTGTCATCCATGAACGCATCAAACTTACTCTTGTGCTCCAACGCTGAAATACCAACCCTCAAACGAGCCTCAGGGGACAAGCCTAGTCGATCCTCAAGTGCCACCATTTTAGACTCCACATCGGCCAGCAGCTTAGCAGCAGGATGGGCCACCTGTTGACCCTGAGAACCCTCAGTAATGAACCCCTCACAGCCTAGAATCTCTAGAAAATCTGAGCGCCTTTCAACAAGAGAAGCGTAGCGCTCAATCACGTACTTGTCTGTAGCAGGATGGTACGCATCCCCGCCAGCCTCCCACACCTCAGCCCACACCACAGCGCCAATCACGCCCAGCGCACTAGGCACCGGAGGAGTCTCACGCTTGACCAGGTTCTCAGACTTAGGCTCAGCAGGTAGCACAGACTTAGTAGGGTTGCCAACAGGATTATGAACTGGCCTCGACATAAAGCAACCCTCCCAAATAAAAGCGTTGTGGATAAGTTATCCACAGGTTAGGTAGTTTACCCACAGCCTGTGGATAACCAAACCAAACCAACACTAAGGGGCCGTCTAGTTCTC